GCATACCAGCACAACATTATGATTTTATACCCCTATCGAAAAGTTTACATAATTCTTATTATGCGACGTTGCCTTTCGTATGTTGTTGAAAATCAATACTTTACAAAAACTGAAATTTGAGAAAAAGAAGTATGTTTGCAATTTTATCCACGACTATAATGCATTATAGTCAGTATCTCCGTGATTTCCTTTTGCATATCCCCCACAATACCCCCCCACCCCCCACCCCATCCTATCACACTACCCCCCTCTGCACCCATAAAAAAACTGGGGGTATGTTATAATTATTTAATTAAAAGTAAGATATGTTGGGTAGAGGAAAATAAAAATAAAGGCGTTAAGATTTGTTGGTTAGTTAAATTATGGTGTTAATAGAAAAGGCGGGTAATTTTATTAAAATCGTGCGTAAAAATGGTATATTAGTGGTTGGTGGTGGGGTAATATATTAAGAAAGGCAGAGCAGGGCGGGATATGGGGGGTTATATATGGCGAAGAAGAAGGGTGTTGTAAATGGCGTGGCTGAAGAGGATGTGGTGGTTGAAAAGATGGAAGAAGTTTCAAAGATTATAAAGAACCCTGAAATATATGAAAGGGTAGTTAAGAGGCGGGCGAGTGAGATACTTATAAACATACTATTAAATTTTGATGAAGACAAGGTTAAGCAGTTGACGCCGAAGACCATAAGTGCCATGTTGCCAATTTTGATGGAGTTGGCGTATTCTTTTAAAGCACCAAATCTTGATATTGAAGAAGGTTCATTAGAAGAAAAGAAGAATAAATTAAAAGAGTTGATAGGGAATATAAAAAGGAATTATCCTGAAATAGTAGAGATATTTAAGGAAGTGAAGGATGGCAGGCAATAATCTTACGCCTATGGAAGTTATTAAAGGCAGGGAAAGGGATAGGTATTATGAAAACAAGAGGGTTATAAGCGAGGTAATAGAGGTTTTAAGCAGCATTAAAAGGGATATAGAAGACAATCCTTTCAAAACATTCAGTCCAAATGAGGGGTTTCAGCGGGCTTTTTTGAATAGTGGCAGCAGGTTCAGGGTAGTATTTGCGGGAAACAGAAGCGGAAAAAGTATTTTAAGTGCATATGAAGTATGCAGGTTTGCTTTAGGAATACATAGCAAAAGATTGGTGGATGTTCCTAATATCGGGTGGGTAGTATGTCCCGATATGAGATTGTCTTCCTCTATTATGTTTCCTTATATTACTAAATTTTTAGGAAATAATATTCACAGGTATTATAAAAGAGAAGCCATACTTGTTCTTAAAAATGGAAGCGAGATACATTTTAAATCCTGTGATAGTGGTATACAGAAGTTTACAGGAGTAAGCATAAAGTATGCCGCCATAGATGAGGATTGCCCCGAAGATGTTTTCAGGGAAATATTTATGAGAACCATAGACCAGCGGGGCGATTTATGGTTTACTATTACTCCATTATATTCAACCTGGATGTATGAAAAAATCTGGTTACGCCAGTATACTGATGTAGAATTAGAGATATTTGTAGGGTCAACTTATGAGAATGTAAAACACATTTCCTTAAGTGAGATAAACAGGTTAAAGAGTATTTATTCTAAAGAAGAGTTAGAGGCACGGTTATATGGAAAGTTTTTATTTCTATCAGGGTTAATTTATCCCAATTTTAATAAGAAGCAGCATGTTATTACTCCTTTTCATATACCTGATAACTGGATAAGGTTAAGGTTTGTTGATAGTGGTATCAATGACCCTACTTGTTGCTTATGGGTAGCAGTTAGTCCTGATAATGAGTATTATGTTTATAGAGAATACTATGAGACAGGGTTAACTATACCTGAAAATGTTAGGAATATATTAAACTTAAACGGTAAAGATAGGATTTTATACACATGGATTGATAGTACTACTGATAGAAGGTCATCTCAAACATCAATAACTGATTACAGGGCTTATATAAACGCAGGATTAAGTCCTTTATTAAAAGCCCCTTTTGTTGCTGTAGGGACTAAAATAGATAAAGTAAGGAATATCTTAAATACTAATAGATTAAAGATATTTAATACATGCATGAATACTATTAGAGAGTTTTCCTTATGGTCATTTAAGAAAAGTGGTATGCCTGAAGATAAGAATAACCACGCACTTGACTGTATAGGTTATTTATGCTGTATAGAGCCAAAATACCAGAATTTAGGAAGTAAAGTCCCTAAATTATTACCCACCAATAAAGATATTCTTTAGTTTTAAGTAATACATTTAATGAGATGAAAAATCAGTCAACAGAATTCTGGGAAGAGAAAATAAGGAAACTAAAGAGTAATCCGTGGTTAGCGATAGAGGATTATATTGATGATGCTATAAATTCATTAAAAGAAAAATTAGTAGTAGAAAAAGATTATAATACTATACTTAATTTACAGGCGGAAATAAAGGCTTTAAAAGGGATTAAAGGATTACCACAAAAATTATTAAGTATTTATACTTCTAATTTAGAAGCGGTAAAACAAGTTTCTTTACAAAAAGGAGAGAATAATGCAGGAAAATGATAATCTGGACGAAAAAATGCCTGTCACCGAACCGTCCAGCGGTGACAATATAGAAAGTGGCGAAGAAACTGATGTGTCCCATGCGCCACAGGGGCAAAATTTATCTTCAAGGGCTGAGGAAAGGATTAAGGAGTTAACCGAAAGAATTAAGGTTTACGAGGAAACTTTAAGGGCTTTACAACAGCAACAGCAACCACAACCTAATCCTGAACCTGATGATGAAATTCTTGACCCTGCTCTCAAAAAAGTTAGGAATGAAGTAAATATGCTCAAAATGGCTCTTGCCCAAATGTATGACCTGAATGATAAATTGATGGTGCAACAAAAGTATAACGACTTCAATAAGTATGAGCCTGAAATTGAGGCATATTTAACTAACTTAAGAAAGCAGGGACAGAATTTATCACGGGAACAGGTATACTTGATGATTAAAGCCCAGAAACTTCTTTCTCAACCTAAACCTACAAGTAAACCCAAAGAAGAGGAAAAGGTTAATACTCCACCGCCAGAAACCAAGTCCAGCAAAAAGGCGGTAAAACAGCCTACAACCCTTGAAGATGTAAGAGAATTACTTAAAGATGTTAAATTCTAACATTATTTTCGGGGGTTAAACAATGGCTGATAATGTCAATACTTCAACATCTCTTTCCTATGATATTAGAGAATATCTTGCAAAAGATATGCTTGCGATTGCCAGAAAATATCTGCGATTTGAAAATTTTGCTGATAAACTTGATTTTGAGAAAGGTTCAGGCAAGGTATGGAGAGCAATAAGGTATGCAAGGATTCCCCTTCCTTTAACATCTTTAACCGAAGGCACTACCCCAGATGGTTCTACAATTACTGTGGAACAGGTTACTGGAACAGCGGAACAGTGGGGACAATATATTACATTGTCTGATGTAACAGAGTTGACGCTTGCACACCCAGTATTACGTGTTGCACAGGAACGACTTGCATTATCTTATGCGGAAACAAGGGATAGGGAAATCCAGCGGGCTTTACAATCGGTGACCAATGTGTTTTATCCTTCAACCTATACAGCAAGAAGTTCTATCACCGCAATTGATTATATTAGCACGGGACTTATTAAAAAAGCCGTTGCTGATTTAAGAAACGGCGGTGCAGAGCCAATTGATGGCGAATACTATGGTGGTATTCTTGACCCATCGGTTGAAATGGACATTATGGGGGATACCACATTTGTTGCTGCCGCAGAATATTCGTCCATTAAAAATCTTTTTGCTGGTGAGGTTGGCACTTGGATGGGCGTAAGGTGGGTAAGAAGTAATTTTGTCCAGAAATACATTGGAATTGCCGCCATTACAGCATCTGCTGGCAAAAGTGATGGTTCTCTTGCAGATGGGACATATTATGTTTCTGTTGTTGGCAGAAGCACAACCACCGGATTTGAGGAATTGATTTCACAGGATAAAAGCGTAACAGTATCTGGCGGTAATGGGGCAGGGAAAATTACCTGCACAATGCCATCAACCACCGGATATGTGTATGATGTATATGCTGGTTCAAGTGCATCTGCAAAACATCTTGTGTCTTCAGGGAATAGTGCAAGTGAGACAGTGGTTATTACTGAATTGGAGACAGATACAGCGCTTGCACCTGTTGCTCCTACGTCTGGTGTTACCGTCCACAATGTTTGGATAGTTGGTAAGGGGGCTTTTGGGGTTACCGACCTTGATGCAGTAAAAAGATATACCACACCAGCAGACGCAAGCGATAGCGACCCTCTCCAGCAGAGAAGGAAAACTGGTTGGAAGGCATTTTTCAAGACAATTATCTTGAACAACGATTTTGTTGCGAAGATTGAGTGTGCGTCCGCATATTGATGATATGCGGTAATGCACTGTGATTGTGTAGGGTAGGGTAGTTACGACTATCCTACCCTACCCCTACGGGGAGAAAAGATGGTTAAAATAAGAATTAAAAATAAGGAAATTGAAAGTAAGGAGTATACTCCTTACGAAAAAGAACCTAAATTTAATACCTTTTATTATTATTGTAGAAATGTTATTAAAATTAACGGTAAAACATATCACGGTAATATATGCGGTGATAAAGATTTTATTGATACCATTCGATACCTTGATGATAGAGCAGAACATTTCAAAAACCAGCATAAAGAATGCAGAGACCATCCTGATGTATGTATAGGTATTATTAAAGGGGGATAATGAATGGCGACTATTAAAACTAATATAGAACTGGTATTAAAACAATATAATGCTTATGGTGATACTGAAATTTATAATAATGTTAGGGATAAAGTTATTGCTTGGATTGAAGACCAGTCTAAAGTTTTTAGGTATAATGAACTAAAGAAAACCGCAGAATACTCTATAACAGCAGGAACAACCACACAGGATTTTCCTTCTGATTATTCTAAAATAGAAAACGCCATTTTATATGACAGCAACGGCAATCAATATCATTTGCAAATAAAAGACATTAAAGATTACGATTTTCTTGCCAGCAGAATTACCGAAGGATTACCTGTAATGCTTGCACTTGATTTGTATGAGCAAAAATTTTATTTTGCACCAATACCTAATAATGATTATACTTTATTGATTAGATATTATGCTTATTTATCAGGATTAACTGAAGATGATACTGTATTTTTCACGGATAAAGTAATTCAACAGGTAGCATATATTGCGTTATTACAGTATGATAGGATTGATAGCACGGTTGAGGAAATGAAACTTGAGAAAATGTTAAATGAACATAAGAGAAATATGATAGACTTAAACAGTAACGCCAAAATACCCATTGATAAAAATACTTATAGAATAAACAAATGGAATTTTGAGTTATGATACAATATTTTAGAGTGCCACATTTTTGTGGTGGTGTAAATATTACTGATAATCCACACTATTTGAATGATAATACCTGCTTAAGAACTAAAAACCTTCTACCTTTTGGAGTAACTAATTTAATACCAAGAGGCAGGTTTTTTTCTGTATTTTATGGTAGGTTTCCTTTTACTGGAAAGACAAAAGTAAAGTCAATAAAATATATGCCTGAATTAAGTATGGCTTTTATTGTTGTTACTTCTGGCTCATGGGACTATTTTTATGTATCAACAGTTAGTAGTTCTGGCTCGTTTTCTACTCCAACATTGTTAGATGATTTTACTGCTGGCAATTTCTATACTTATGCTAAAGTTGGTAGTAACTATTATATTGCAAGAGGAACACATAATTATTTATTAAGATTTGATGGAACAACATTAACAGAATTAAATCCCACCAGTGGTAGTGCTTTACATCATTATAAACCTAAATATGTAATAGAATTTAGAGATAGATTATTTCTTGCTAATTATTATTATGATACAACACCATATTATAATGCTGTTGCTTATTCTGATGTTTTAACGCCAGAAACAATAGGGGCTGGTAGTGTATTATATGTTGGAAGTAAACCTATTACCGCAATGAACATCTTTACATTTACCACAGCAACAGAAACAGTAGAAAGCCAGTTGTTTGTGAGTAATATTGATGAATTATATGTAGTGCCATTTACAGACAGTCCACAATCAATACAACAATTGAGCGGGTCTAATGGTTGTAAATATCCAGAAAGCGTATGTCATACTCCATACGGACTTGTTTTTGCTAATGATAACGGGATTTATCTTATTAAAGGAAACGGTGAAACAGAACTAATATCAGAACAAATAAATAAGTATTTAACTTATGAAAATTATGATGTTTTATATACGGTTTTACAAGATGGGCTTGTCAGGTCATTAAACCATGGTATTACCTGTTATTACTGGAACGGATTTTTAATTGTTAGTTATATTGATATGGAAACAACAATTGACACACAGACAACAAGTTGGTGGTTGGATATGGAAAGGACTAAAGGGTGGTTTGGTGAAATTGATATGGATACAATATGCTATGAAACCATCAACGGTAATCTATATGCTGGTATGGTTAATAGCGGTGATATAGTTAAATATACTCCATTACATCCTATTTGGGGTGATACTTATTATAATAGAAGTGGCGATTTAGAACGAAGAGATGTTTCTATAGAGTTAATTACTAAATACTTTTCAATGGATAATGAGTATCAGGATAAAATTTTCAGGAAAATAGGGATACAGGTTTTTAATGGGTATCCAACAGAACTAAAATTAGGAACTGTTATTGATGGCACTGCAAAAGAAGTAGTAATTACGGTTTCTGTTGCAAGTAATGTCCCTTCATCTTTGTGGGATAGTGCAATATGGGATAGTTCTACTTTTTTCACGACTGTTGGTGGTTATGCTCCTAATTATGCATATTTTACTAATAGGGGTAGAGGTAAAACTATTGCTTTAAGAATAACAGAACATAGAACCTATGGCTATAAAATACTACTTGGTGGACTTGTAATTGCTTATATTCCAACAGGGAGAATGTTATGAGAAAACTGTTAACTTTTGCTACGATATTTTCTTTTATAGGATTTTGTTTTTCTGATACTATTACTAAACCTTATGATTTTGTTGCTGGCACTGTAATTAAAGCAAGTGAGGTTAACGAGAATTTTGACACAATATATGATGAATTCAATGGGAATATAGATAGTAATAATATTAAAGATGGCTCTATATCAAGTTCAGATTTAGGTGAGGATATTATTTATTCCTACCATATAGTAGATGGGACTATTACTGAAACAGATTTAGACATTGCCAATGCTCCTACTACAAATAATGTTTTATATTTTAATGGGACTAAAATGCAATGGGCTGATGTTACTACTTTATCAGGTGTAATATCTGGTTCTGGCACTGCAGGGAAAATACCTAAATTTTCATCGTCAACAGTTTTAACCGATAGCAGTATTACTGATACTGGAAATACTTTAACTATTGATAAAACAACAGTGGATTTTAATGTTAATTATTTCCAGATAGGCAATGGTTCAGCAACAGGGACATATTCTTTTGCTGGTTATGGTGCTACTGCTTCTACTGTTTATTCTTTTGCTTTTGGATATGAGAACTCTGCTTCTGGAAATTATGCTATTAACATTGGTGGGGTGAATAATACCTCTTCTGGAAGTGCTTCTGGTATATTGGGTGGTGTTTTAAATGTTGCAAGTGGGGAATGTGCTGGAATTGTTGGTGGTGCTTATAATACTGCTTCTGGAAACCATTCTTTTGCCACTGGACATGGAAATACCTCATCTACGGGTATTTCTTTTTCAGAAGGAAAGGGTGCTAATGCTTATTTAACATCTCAACATTCTCATAGCAGTGGTAATACTGGTGCTACTGGTGATGGTCAATGGTCTTATTTGCATGTAATAGCAGAAACATCTGCAAGTGAAACAGCTATTATGTATCCTAATAATGATAGTGATAATAAACTTGTGATTCCATCTGATACAGCGTGGTATTTTATAGCAAAAATTATAGGAAAAACCACCTCTACTGATGTTTGTTCCTATGAATTAAGAGGTATTTTAGTTAGAGATACTTCTAATAACACTACATTAAAAGGATTATCTAAAACTGTATTTTACGAAGATTTAACAGGGGCTGATGTAACAGCCGTTGCTGATGACACTAATGAGGCATTAAGTATTATAGTTACTGGCGGTGGCTCGGCTATGACCTGGTCAGCAAAATTAGAATTGGTGGAAGTATATAGATAAAGGAGAAAAAACATGAGAATAAAAATATTAACTTTATTTATATTACTGATAGCGGGTTTTTCTTATGCTGAAATTGTGGGTAAAGTAGAAAGCGTCTCTGAATTTAGGGGACTATTGATATTTAATGTGAAATACTATGATAACCAAAATCCAGAAGTGGTTTTATCTTCACAAAATATAGTAATCGCAAATAATGATAAAGTTGATGAGAATATAAATAAAATAATAAAATCGGAAATAAGAAAATTGAAACAAAATAATAATCAACCTAAACAACCTAAAGTTAAAGAAATACCACATAAATATAAAAATAAAGTTATTAAAGAAACAGGAGAATAATATGCCACTACGAAAGGGGAAATCTAAAAAGATTATAAGTCAGAATATTGAAGAGTTAATCAATGCTTATAAAGAAAGGGGTAAAATAGGTAAAATAAAACCTAAATCAAAAAAACACGCAAGAAAAATAGCAGTTGCCATTGCCATGAAAAAAGCGGGTTTATCAAAAATAAAATTCTAATATGAAATATACGGCTCTAAATGAGGAATTGTTTATAAGATTTTTAGAAGCGTATAAGCAGTTTTATATTGAGCAATCTGGCAATGAACCTGATGGTGTATACTGGGCTAATTTTGTTGCTTTTGTTAACATTAATATGAAAAACCCTGAATGCTTGTTTTTGCTTGCAGTGGAAGGGAAAAGGGTTAGGGGATTTGTGCTGGCTTATCCAATACCAGTATTTGATGGAATAAAAACAGTATGCGTTGACCCTTTTTATGTTTTCCCAGAATATAGAGACAAAAAAATAGGATTAAATTTACTTAATATATTAGATGGCTGGTGTAAACAGAAGGGTTATAAAAGAATGATGGGTTCTGTAAAATTAGAAAATGCCAAAATATGGTTAAGAAAAACAAAACTACTTACAGGTAAACCCAAAGTATTAGTTTTAGAAAGATTTATAAGATAAAAAAGGGGGTACTATGGCTGCAGCAGTAATACCAGCGGTTGTTGGCGGACTTGGAGCGGCGGCGGCGGGTGCAAGTGCTGGTGGCATAGCACTTGGGGCAATGGGCGGTGCTTTATCTGGCATTATGGGAGAACAGGCAAGGAATGAACAGCAACGAGCATTAAGACAGGCGGCAGGGCAAATTTATGTTCCCAGATATTTGGGAAGAATAGACCCAGCAGTTGCAAGTTGGATAATGACAAGTGCAGAATTCGTCCCTGATTATGAAAGATATGAACCCTATATTAATCAAATGTTGGCGACCAGCACTCTGCCACAAACATATTATATGCCATATTTACAATCCTATTTACAATCGGCACTTCAACCCGATAGTGGATTATATCAATATTATCTTGATAAACTTATAGACGCCACAAGAAGCGGATTGTCAGCACGAAATCTTGCAACAAGTCCATATGGAGCATTACTTGAAAATGAAGCAATTACAAATTTTACTAACCAATGGTTAACTGATAGTTGGAATAGACAATCACAGGCATTGCAGAATTATCTTGCTGGATTATCAGGAATAAATCAATTGGGTCAGGGTGCATTACAGACAGCATTACAACTTGAAAATCTGTCATACAATAGATACCAACCACTAATTCAATCGGGATTAAATTATATGGGTTATGGTTCTGCACCGCAACAGGCATTGGCTAACCTTTATGCACAGCAAATACCCACAGCAGGGAATCAATGGGCGCAACTTACTAATACTTTTGGAAATGTATTTTCAAATTGGTTGGCAGGTAGAACATTAGCACCAGTAACCGCTCCAGTTCAAGGTGGATTATCGCCAGCATATAGCCAGTATATTCCTGTTTTGGGGGCTAACTGGTAATAAGGAGGACAATATGGCAAATTCATGGATACCCTATGCAATAGAACCAGCATTAAATATATTTCAAAAACTACAGGAACAAAAAGCATTAAGAGATATAATAAATGAAATTTATTCCCCTAAAAAATTATCAGTTCAAACTGGAATAGAACCACAGTCATTAACCCCAGAACAATTATTAAATAAGTTGATGGTAGAAAATGAAATTAAACAAACAAATGCACAAAACATTGTCAATAAAATTTTAACAAATGCCTGGATTTCACCAGAAAATAAAAAGGCACTCCTTACAATGATACAATCACAATTTGCCGATAATAATACTCCCCAATTATATTCTGAAATGGTAAAGGCAAGACAACCATTGATTATAAATGAGGGACAGGTGGCAATTGACCCCATCACGGGACAACCAATAGCAAAAAATATACAGTATAAATCCGCACCAGCAGGACACGGAATTTATAATCCAGAAACAGGGAAAATTGAAAATATGATACCAGACCACGATTTCAAATATGACCAGCAATCAGGAAGATATTTTATTGTTAATAAAACAAACGGGAATGTGGTTAAACAAGGAATAGGAACTCCAAATTCTATTTTGTTGCTTGAAAACCTTGCCGAAAAAATGGGTAAAACCGTTGCAGATTTAACCCCAGAAGAGGCAAAAAATATAATTGAACTTGGAAAGAGAGAGGGAATAATTCCCAATACCCATAAAGCAATAGAAACTCAATCTGGAATTATTGTTATTGATGAAATAACTGGCGATATTATAGGAACTTTTATTGACCCCATGACAGCAATAAAACGGGAGCAAATTACAGCAGAAACACAAAAAACTTTATTTGAAACAAAAAAAGAACAAGAATTATTACCACTGGAAAAAAGAAAAACTGAAGCGTATATTAAATATTTACAAGATATGGGTGTTTCCATGAAAAATAAAAACACAAAACAGGAAGTTATTAAATTACCATCTATTACTGGAAAATCTGATACTTTTAATAAGAATTTTATGGTGTGGGAAAATAACTTAAAACGAAGATTAGAAAGAGGAATGCCATTAACAAAAAGTCAGGCAATAAATCATATCAATAATTTATTCCATTTTGAGAATTATAAAGAAGGACAAGATGTATTAAATAAATACACAATACCTGATACTGCAACAACGCCACAATCTCAATCTCTTGGTATTTTTGATATTGGCGGGACAAAAGTTAGGGTTACTAAAATAATAAAATAACAAGGGTTGTAAATGTATAAATTACAAATAGATGTTAACGGACAGGCATATGAACTTGATATTGATACCCAAGAACCGTTAGATGAAAAAAAAATACGACAGATTATTTTTGAAGCCCAAAAGAAAAAATTATTACCACTTCCTACGGAAATAGAAAAACCAAGTAAATTTGTCCAGAAAATTGCTGAAACTAAAATCCCTGAAAGAACTGCACTTTTTACTTCTCATTTTGCACCGATATTAAATATATTTTTAAGAGAAGATGAAAGAGAATATCTTAAAGAATTAGAACAAGAATATCCAAGTAGTGTTATTTTAGGTGAAATTGCTGGCTCTATTCCTGAATTAACTGTTGCTGGTATTGGTGTATCAAAGGCAACAAAATTTTTGCCTAAATTATTAGAAACAAAACCACGATTAGCAAGATTTCTTACTGCTGGAATTAGAAGTGGATTAACTTTTGCTGGACAAGGATTATTTAGAGAAAGTGTAAGACAGGTAGCAGAAAAAGAATTCAATCCTGAAAAATTAGGAAAATCTGCTGGTGAGAATTTTGTTTTTGGACTTGGTTTAGGAATGGGAGAGAAAATATCAAGTATTCCATTAAGAACTCTTGCCTCAAGTTTATATGCTGGTGCTTTTGCTGGATTATCTTCTTATATTAAAGAGAAAAAAATAAATCCTATGGATGTTGCTATAAATACTGCTGTTGTTGGGACTTTCACTGCTTTAACAGGTAAAAGAACATCCGAACAAATAAGAAATGAAATATATCAGGGATTATATAATGCTATATATAATAGAATAAAAACAGCAAAACCTGATATTTCTCCTGAAGTAGTAGATAAGGCAACAAAAGATTTTGTGAATGTTTATGTTAGTGAAATTTATAAAAGAGCAGGTAGAGTACCAACAGATAAAGAAGTGGAAGATTTTACAGCAAGAATTATTAAAACCTGGCAAGAAAAAGTAGAACCTAAAACTGGTGTTAAATCTCCCTTTGATACCACAATAGTTAAAACAACAACCAAAGCATTAGTGCCAATCCAACAGCCAACACAACCTAAACAACAACCAAAACCACCTAAAACCACTCAACCAACTATTGAACAAAAATCAAAACCAATATCTCTACCTGAAACTCTTGAGGTAAAACCAGAACCAGTGAAACCTGTTGCTACAGAAGAGATTAAACCTGTTGAAACTGTTAAACCACAAGAACAGGTAAAATTACAGGAAACAGTTAAACCGCAGGAAGTAAAACCAGTTGAACAAATAACTGAACCTGTAAAACCAGAAATTCCAGAACCAACAAAAATTACAACACAGGAAATAAAACCAGAACCAATACAACAACCAAAAACAAAGGTTAAGCCAACTATTGAAATACCTAAAGAACTTCAACCTTTATCAGAAATTGCAAAAACTTATGATAATGCTGGTGATTTTGCTAAAGATATTGCTCTTATTAAATCTTTTTCTAAAGAACAATTACAGAGAAAAATACAGGAAAACCCAGAAGTATTTAAGCCATCTTTACTTAAATTAAAAGAGGTTTTTACTGAAGCCGAAAAATCTTTTAAGGAAGGTGTAATTAAAGATTTTAATATCACTGATTTTTATAATGCTTCTATTGGTTATAAACAACCCAAAATAGTAGAAACAATTAAACCTAAACAGGAAATTACTCAGCCAATACAAGAAGCAACAATACCACAACAACCATTGACAATACCACAGGAATTGCAACCTTTGGTTGAATTTATACCCAAATTCAAATCTAATGATGAATTTATAAAAACTGTTAATCTTGTTAAAAATACGCCATTGTCTCAATTGAAAAAAAAGATAGAACAAAATCCTAAAAAGTATCTTTCTTGGTTAATTGACTTCAAAAAGACATATACCCAAACAAGTAAATATTTTACTAAATCACCAGAGGTTAATATCAATAATTTTTATAATATAGTAAAACGCCAAATTAAACAAGTAAAACAAAAACCAACTACTCCACAGGAAATTACTCCACCACAAGCAAAACCACAACCAGCAAGTAGTATTGATACATTATATCAAGAGGCAATGCTGGTTAAAAAGAAACCAGAAACCTTGCAATCAATAGATTTTTTCTCTAACTGGTTGCTTGAAAGAGGGGTTGACAATACTACTGCTGGAAAAATGGCTGAAATAGTTTATTCTTTACCAGAGGAAAAATGGACACCAACAATTAGAACTTTTTATAGTAATTATATAAATGAAGCGATTGCTGAAACTACAAAAAGAGTGGGTAGATTTAATGTCCCTAAAGAATGGGATTATTTCAAGGGTGATACTGGACAGAATATTCCAATAGAAGGACAAGTTCCATCAAGGGGTATTTTTGACGCAAAGCAGGCACTTTTATTAACTACTCATATTATTGATAAATTTCCTGATGTCGGTAGGTTAAGAAAATCTCTTGGTGTTTATATTCCTGATGAAAAAAGAATTGTTTTGAATTCTGAAATATTTAAGAATTTTCCCGCCTCTTTACATGTATTATTACATGAAACTGGACACGCAATTAACAGAATTTTAGTCCCTGAAAAAAGTAATATTTTAGGACAACTTGCTGGTGTTAATCAGTTTTTGCATAAAATCTATAAAGATATTCCTATTTCAACTGTATTACAGGAAGCAGAAGCAGTTATAACTAAATTTTTAGGTAAAGAAAGATGGGATATTATCAAAAAATCATCAACACCTTCAAGAGAAATTTATGCTGATTTATTTTCTCTTATGATAATCAATCCACCAAGATTAAATGAACTTGCTCCTAACTGCTCAAAATTATTCTGGGAAGGAATTAACAAAAATAAAGAAATAGCAAAAGTTATAAATAATATTTTATTATTAGATAGTCCAGAAATAGATAAAAGAATTATGGAGTTATTAAGAATAGGGTTTAGTGAACATATTAGTGAAGAGGATTTGATAAATATTATTAAACTATGGAATAAAGTTGAAAATATAAACCTTGCGCAGTTAGTTAGAAATATAACAGAAAAGAATGCTGAAATAAAGCAACAGCAACAAAAAGAATTATTAAAAGAACAGGAAAAACAGATTACTACTTATATCCAATCTTTCTTAATTGATAACTGGACACCATTACAAAAGATATTAAAACAAAAGTATAAGAAGGGACTGGTTTCACGAGAAACTTATTATGATATGCTTAACACAATGAGCCAGTTTACTACTACTCCAGCAAATTTACTTTTATACACAACAAGAGAATTTAGTAATATTGTCAATAAATATCTTGAGGCAGGATACTTTACTATTGATGATTTAAGTTCGTATCTTATAACTAAAAGAATAGCAAATCCTGAAGATGTTGCTAATCCTTTGGGTATTACTTATAAAGATACTGATAGGTTTTTACAGTTATTAAAAGAAAGATTAGGGACTAATAATTTTGAAAAATTACAGCAATGTGGACAGGAAATTAAGCAGTTAGTAGATAAGATAGTGCTTGAAAGTAAAGATAATGGTATTCTTACTGCTGATGAAATAAAAGAATGGATAAGTGGTGAAAGACATTATATACCATTTACTATTGAAAAATATTCAGAGGAAGCAATTAAACCATTCTTTAGAGAAAGAAAAGGAACTCTGAAACCTGTAAAGAAACCACTATATAATCTTATAGTTAAAATGGCTTTATTAAGAGAATATGCTTTAAGAAACCAGTATAAAATAAAATTATTTGATACTTTATTAAAAGATATTCCAGAAGTAAAGAGTGTTAATGCCTCACCATATCATAAGCCAAAACCACCAGAAGGATTTGATGTTTTTGAGTTTGTTAGAAATGGCCATAGAGAAAGATATTTTGTCCCACAAATATATACTGAATGTTTCAAGGGATTACATTCTTTTGAAAGTAATATTTTTGCCATGGGTATTCACGCAATAACCAGTGCGTTGAAAGATATTTTCACAAGGAAAAATCCATCATTTATTTTCATTGCCAATATAATAAGAGACTTTGGAGAAGCACTTACTCTTGGAAAAACTGTTTCTTCTGAAAAATTGTATAAATCATATTCAGACGCAAAAAGAATAGTTAATGACTGGTTGAATGGCAAAATATCACCAGAAATTGAACAATTGATTAAAGATGGAATATTATCTGAAGGTATGTTTGGTAAGATTACTGATATTGCAAATATAAAGCAGTTTAAAAGTGAAGTGGATAAAAGAATACTTTCAGAAGTATATAAAGAATATAATCATAATAAAATTATTAGATGGTTAGATGATTTTATTGAGAAAATAGAAAAGAAAGGGACTTTTACTGAAAAAATTCATAAAGTAGCAGGTTATTTTATGCTAAAAGATGATATAACATCACAAGCACTATCAAAAGCAGAAGCAATAAGAAGAGTTAGAGAATTATACGGCTCACCAGATTTTGATAGAGTTGCAAGAGGTAAGTTAGCAATTGAGACCTTTATCCCATTTTATAATGCTCAAAAAGAAGGTATGCGACGGTTGTTTACAGTGATGAAAACGCCTGGCTTACGAAGGGATTTCTGGTTAAAAGTATCTTCTGTTGTTGGTGGTATGGTTGTATTAAGAACTATGGCCGAAGAAGGGGCTTTTGATACACAGGATAAACCTATGTCTTTGTGGTATCTTGATATGCCATTATATTATAAGTCTTATTATCCTATATGTTTTCCTGTTGGGGAAACTAAAACTGGTGATTTGGTTATATTTAGATTACCCGTCCCTGAAAGTGTAGGAATGTTTTACTCATTCTTTTATGCTTTAACTAAAAGTGCAGTTGACATCAAAAAACAGCAACCTTTTACTGGAAAAAGATTTCAACGACATTTTACTCAAGTATCACAAAAACAAATGCCATCAATCAATCCCATAATAGAAACTATTATTGGTAGCACTAAATCTTTTAAGCAAGAAAGAACGCCAGGTGCTTTTATTAAAGAAAAAGCAATTATTGTTGGTGAAAAAATAGGTGATAATTTCAATATAAAAACTATGGAATGGATTTTTGATGATATTATTGAAGGCAGGGATTTGAAGGTTGCAGTACCATTAAGAATGCCCTTTATTGCAAGATTATTTAAGGTTATATCACCAGAACAAAGAATAAATAATAGAATGAAAAATTTAGGTTTGTAATACATTTTATAGGGAGAAAAATATGACAGAGTGGAAAAGAGACCATATACTAACGATGGAAATGTCAAGTTTTGGTGGTTTTGATGTATTTTTAACAACAAGCCCTAAAAATAAACATTATATTGCTATTACATTTTTTGAATGGTTAGGTAGACGCAAGCAATTGAATTATAGAAGACAGATTATTATCCCTATCAATAAACTTAAATACTTTATTGAACAATTACAACAGATTGAAATTACCGAAGATGATAATCATAATGAAGTTATAGAAGAGGATAATCAGGTTTCACAACCAACAGGAAATGAGTAATGGCTCAATTATTAAATTATGCTGATAAACCAGAATATGTAGAACAAGTTAAGTTTTTAATAGATATTTATGAGGATACAAGATTAAATAGAAAGTGGCTTGAAGATGAATGGGAAAGATGGGAGAACATCTGGAAACTAAAAAGGGATTATTATAAATATGAACCTGTGTTATCAGAAGTTTATATCCCTATAGTTAGAAAAAAGACAGAAGACGCTGTTAATGACATCTCTAATAAACTTTTTCCTTTTGGTGATAATTTTATGATTTATGCTATGCCTAATACACCAGAGGCGTATGCTGACGCAGTGAAAAAACTATTGCAATATCAATTTTTTGAAGAGATGAAAGTCCCTGTTTATATTAAAGTATTTTTAAGAGAATTATTAGTTAAAGGGACTGCTGTTATGAAAATATACTTTGAAAATGATGAGTTAAAACTGAAAACATTAGACCTGAAAAATGATTTTTATGTTTATCCTTCTACTGCTGATAATGTTGATGACGCTTTAATTACTTTTGAGAAAATGATAGTTGATAAATACGAGTTAGAAAGAATGGCCGAAATAGGAAAGTATAAAAACATTGATAAACTTGATATTGTTACTGATGGCGATATGCCAGAAAAATTAAGTAGTGCAAGGTATGTAAAACAGTATCCCGAATTACCTTATTATGAAATAATAGAAGTTTATACTAATATGAAACTTGGCGATGACCAGACAGATATTCCATATATTATCTCATTTTCACCAAAAACAAAAACTATTTTACAGATAACACCATCTCCATATGTCATAGAAAAAGAAGATGGCTATTCAAGTTTTAAGCCGTATTTATCATTACCTTTTATTAAACTACCTGATAGTTTTTATGGTGCATCTTTATATTCACAGGTGCAGTATTTACAATATATGGTAAACGATATAGCCAATTTGATGTTAGATAATGCTATTTTTGTCCAGAATTCAATAGTTAAAGTTGACCCTGCGAGAGTAACAAATATTGATAGTTTAGTTTTTGCTCCCCGTGCAATGTGGCAATGTGAACCTGACGCAGTAATTTTTGACAGACCACCATCTTTACTTGGTGAAGGTATTGCCATTTTTCAAAATCTTAAACTATTGACAGAAGAGTATGGTAATATTGGTGGGTTTATGCCTGTTACTACCAAAAGAAACACAGCAACAGAAGTTGCTTTATATAGTCAAGCAATGACTACTTTTATCCAGACAATAGTTGCTGATATTGAAATGCAGTTTCTTACACCACTATTACAAAAGGCTTTTTATTTAGACCAATTATTTTTATCCAGGAAAAAACTACAAAAAATTCTTGGTGCTATGGCTTTTAATCTCAATATCAAGGGTAAAGAAACAAGAATACTGAAAAAAGAATATGGCTTTAGATGGGTAGGAACTTTACAATCAATGAATATTTACATCAAGAACCAGCAACTAATGAACTTTATGCAGGTTTTAGCACAATTACCAAGAGAAAAAGTTAATATAAACTGGAATTATGTTATTAAACAATTATGGAAAACTTTAGGAAACACTGATATTGATAGTATAGTGGTTGAACAGGAAAATCAGGAAAGTAGAGACCCTGTGGAAGAGAATGAACTATTATCTTCTGGAAAATCTCTTGAAGTATCATTTCTTGATGATGACATTCAACATATGGCAACACATAATCAAGCAAGTGTAGATTTTCAAGAAAGCGAACCTACAATCTATGCTCTATTTGTTGCTCATGTAAGAAAACACTTGAAACAATTACAGCAAAAACAGTTGTTAAACCAAAAATTACAGGAAATGCAAGGTCAAAATACAAATATAAATCAACAGGTAAACAATCCAATAACAGGAGGAACGAATGAATAAAAATTTCATTATCTCGTGTTTAATGTTCTTTGTTTTTGTTGGTATAGTTCTTGGTTCAATAAAAACAATAAAAACTAATGAAGTATCAGTTAATCCTTATTCAGCAACAACAGTTACTGATAAGTATGTTAAAGGTGTTAATATCTATGCTGAAAGCATAAGATATAAAGTTTCTTTTGATGGGACAAATTATATTACTTTACCTGCTAACTCTTCAGTAAATCTTAACAATCTTGATATAACTAATTTTACTTTATACTTACAAGGCGCAACAGAAAGTGATACTGGTAATGTTCAAGTAATTTTGATGAAATAACAGGAGAATGACAATGAGATATAAAATAATTTTAGGACTACTTTTATCGCTTGGTATATGCTTATATGCTGATATAAACCCACCATCAAGCGGTAGTGGTAGTGGCGGTGGAGATGTGTTAAGCACTTTTGTTACTGTTACTCCATCAAGTATTCAAAAAAATGAATATGTTTTAACATCATCGGAAACAGTTACAATAAATACTGGTAGTGGTACTGTAAGTTTAACTGTTCCTACAGCAACAACAACAATTAAAGGTGTTGCAAGTTTTAGTTCAAGTTTTTTTGATATTACTGATGGTGCTGTATCTATTAAAAATTCAGCAATAGGAAAAAACCAGATTAACTTTTCAACATTTACTACTGATGATATTACAGAAGGCTCTCTTAATAAATTTAGTCCTTTAGATGTTTTTAGAAAAAGCGTTGATACTTTAGATAACATTTCACAGGGAACTAATAATTTACATTTTACTTCTACTTATGCTTCATGGCTAAATCAGGCAGTAACAACCACAAGCACTCCAACTTTTAACCAGATTACCTTAACCTCTGACCCTTCTGGTGGTATGCAGGTAGCAACAAAGCATTATGTTGATAGTGTTGTTATGAATTTAACCTGGAAAAATCCTGTTATTGCAAGGGTTACCGACCATACACAGGTTGAAACTGCAAGTGTTGGTGATAGGTATATTTTCTTAAGTGAAACTGGACACGAAAATGATATTGCTCAAAAAACCGCAGGTGGTTGGGATTATACTGACGCAGAAACAGGGCTTGCGGTGTTTTGTGTGCAGGAAATAAAGCAACTTGTATACGATGGCTCATCGTGGATTACTCTTGGAAGTTCTACTACTGGCTCTTATACTGCTGGGGGTGGTATAACTATTTCTGGTGATGTTATCAGTGTTGATTATGATACTAATGTATTAACATTATCAGGCAATGATTTAACTATTAAAGCAGGCGGTATTACAGCAAGCCATTTATCGGCAATAGATACCGATGATATTACAGAAGGAACTTCTCATTTATATTTTACTACTGATAGGGTTGGTTCTATGGTTGAGAGTAATACAGAAGAGAATATAACAGTAACTTATTCTGGCGGTAAACTTAATTTTTCAGTTCCACTGGCAACGACAACAGTAAAAGGTGTGGCTTCATTTTCTGATAGTGATTTTACTGTTAGTAGTGGTGTGGTAAGTATAGATGATAAATTCCTGTTAAACACTGGTGATACTGGCACTGGTGCTTATGATTTTGGCGGTGCAACATCATTTGAAATACCCAATGGTTCTTCACCATCCTTAACCACAGCGGGACAAATTGCTATTGATACCAATGGGGGTAGCGAAATAACACAGGGTATACTTGAATATCACGATGGAACAAGGGTAATGTATGTCCCTGCACTTGATACTCTACCCACTACTGATGGTTATGCTATAGTTTATGACGCTACTAATAAAAAATGGAAAACATCAGCAGTATCAAGTGGTGGTAGTGGCGGTGGCGGTAGTGGTAGTTCAACAACGGGAAGTGGATTTGATTATAAAATTGCCTATGTAAAAAATTCTAATACAGAATTTACTACTACAGACCTTGCTTCTGGTGAAACGACAGTATGGACTGATAATATTCTCGTTGATACAAACATTGCGCCCTCTATTACTACTTGTTATCCTATGTTACAAATTTGGAATATCGGTTCTCCTACAATTACATTGTATAAAGGAGTTTCTGGAGTTGATGCTAATACAGT